CTCCGCAGCCTCAGAGAGGTTATCTAAGGCGATACCCTCCTTGATTGCTACGATACTGGAGTGACTAGAAAGAACCGCAGACACAAGCCCTCTGAGCTTCCCTGTGGCCTCTTCTACCTTCTGGTTAATGATAGCGTCAGACACTTCATTAGCTGATGCGTACTCTGTCCCCGCCTTACCAATGTTAGCCAACGCCCTACCAATCGCTGATGTTTCACAGTTCTCAACGTGAGAAGTCTTGTTAATATTAGTTGACCCCTGAACCTCATGCGCGAGTCCAGTACCAACTATCTTCCCACTTGAGTCCTTGATAGTCGCTTTGATGATGCAGTTCTCAATATCAGTAGATATTATGTCGGTCTCAATAGACCACCCCTCAAACCTCTCATCATTCCTAAAGTCGTTAATCCTCTCTACGACTGTCGTGTATTCCTTACCATGTATTTTTACTGGCATTAGTGCATTTCCTCCACTTCAACAACTGAGTCCCAAGTGTCATTCATTATTTCAATTATCAAATCCTTATCTCCACCCATCATCCTAATAACATTTATAAGGTGCTTGCTTAATACAGCACCCAGAACCTTTATGTTTGTTCTGTCCCTACCTTGTAGGAAATCTGAAATATCATTGTCTAGTTCATCAAACATCTCAATAAACTCTTCGTACTCCCTTTCTCGCTGAAGTTCGTTCTCGTGACAACTCATAACTCCTCCATCATTCGTTCTTCAATCTGTGCATCTATGGCTGCGCTGCGGGCATACTCATCAGCGTATTCATCCTGCCACTTCTGAAGCGTCTCCTCGCATCCCAAGTCATCCATCTGGTAATCAAAATAAGATTTAAATCCTTTCTTTAAGACACCCAATACCCTGATGTTGGCCTGCCAGTCACCGTACATAGCCTTTGCTATGTCAATTTGCAGCTTGCCAATGTCATCAATATGATGAGTTAAGACCTCATCCAGGAGGTTCTCATCCTCCCTAGACATAATCTCTATCTCATCTTGAGGGTCGTAATTGTTTAGCTTGGGGTATCCGATAGGACTCAGTGGATACTGGTTGATGTTTTCTTTTATATATCTTTCTAGTTCTGACATTGTGGGTTCCTCCCGTTGTTGAGTGGTCATTCTACACCTCTTTTGAGGTCGTTGACAACTACATACCAAGTAATTTTTTGATTTCTCTTATATGCCTTTGTGCGGTTTCTTTATCCGATGGTTTGGATGGGAGTGTTTCAAACTCCTTATAAGCCCCCCAGTCGCCTCTCTGAGCCGCTACAGACTCTCTTAAATGCCCAAGTGTTAAGAAGCCCTTATGATTATTAGTGAGCCATACAACGCCTCTCAGGAGCCTGTCAGGGTGATAGTCAATCAACTGACTCATCCAGTATGTTGAGGTAGTGGACGTTACTGGTTCCGATACTAGACGGCTCGCCTCCAGCATGGCCCAGACTTTCGCCCAAGTCTGCTTCTGCTCCGCTGAAAAATTCGGCGTACTGTCTTCGTCTTTCTTCGTCTTTTGTCCTGCCTGTATCAATTCGCTCGCTGATTTCATTATCAAACTCCTCCCCTTTCAAATATCTGCAAACGTGCTTTAACGGAGCAGACCATCCACCCCGCTCTATTACTTCTTTCTTTGCGTTCACTGCTTCATTGTATCTACTGGCTATAAACTCCGCATCCTCTTGATTACATTCAAGTTTCTGGAACTCCCTATAGGCTTCCACCTTTGAGCCTTTGGGAAAGTAGTTCTCCAGGCTTTTCCAAAACATCTCAAAAGTCTGTGAATATGCTTTGCGTTTCATAGATAATCCTCTACTCCCTCTATCTTTTTCTGAACCTGTTTCAGAAGTCCGTTTAGCTCCTCTTCTTCTGATACATAATCCATATCAACTGTCTTTTCTATTTTCGCCATCAACCGCTCGTAATCACGAATGAGCATATAGGTTACATCCTCAACTATTTCTGACTTTTCTGATGCTTTTTTCAACTCCTTAACTGCGTAGTTCAGCGACTTCCAGATACGTTCCCACTCCCTGCGGTATAGCTCTACTGATATTTGTTGCAGCTTCTCCTCATTTCTAATCATGCTTCCTCTTGCTCCACATTCGTCACAAAGGACATCCAGCCATGCCGCACACTGTAAATCTACTTCTGATTCATAACTTGCTCTCATAACTCCTCCTGTTTATTTCAGACACACCTTCCCCTTTTTCCCCCATGAACCTTCCTACAGTTCACGCCTGCTTAACAGAAGAGCTACGCTCTTGGTACTCAATGTTCCCCCGCCCTTACGGGCCACTCAATCCTTTGAGCGAATCACCTACCCCGAAGGGTACTTCATGGGCCAAGTTGACAAGGGTCAGTCAGAGCTTGGATTTTTTAGGTTTAACGTCCTGAGACTGACGGTTGAGTAGGTCAACGCCAATAAACACCGCATGAGACGGGAGACTTGCTGAGAAGGGATAAGGTGCGGTAGGATAAGCGCGAGTCGGTCGCACTGATTCTTCCGCAGGTCTCATCGGCTGCTCAGGGACTGCTAATCCCGCCGACTCAATTGAACTTTAACTTAACATAGTTCTTTACTGCGAGACAACACTCCCTTGTTGTTTTTGGCCCCCGTAACAGGGGGCTTTTTTTTACCCCCATTGTTCTGCCATAGCGTTCGCCAAGCCCTGATAAGTTATGCTCCGTTTTTTCCACCTGTCTACACTGGGCGGCATCAAATGGACTTCCGCGACTGCATCCGCCGCAGTCATGTCACTGGTAGGTTTCAGGGGTTCAAGCCCCCTAGTCCAGAAACAGGTGCGTTTCTTCGCCGCATCCCCAAACTGCCACGGCTGACAGGTGAAGTCAGGCCCACGCCCGACTATCTCCCTCGCGTATTTGTGCATCACTGGATTCTCCACAGCGACACGCTCAGAATTGGCCCCCAGGCATTCCAGGAAGAATTGTGCCGCATCCTTCATATCGCCCCATAAATCCCTTTCATGCAACCATCTGACGCCTGAATTACAAAGTCGGGTGCATGGCGGGTGAGCTATCACTAAATCCCATTTACCTTTGAGAACCGCCCTAACGTCCCCTTGAATGTGCGGGCCTTCCCTTTCTGTAGGTAGGAGGTCACAACTTACTGCGTCATGACCCCTACGGATGAAAGCATCCCTCACAATGCCAGAGAACTCACAAGCGACTAAAACTTTCACGCTGAACACTCAATCATGGTGTCAGTGATTGTCACCTCTAAGGGCTTTTCATAGTTCATAATGCGGTCAATCAGTCTCATGGGCATTTCTATAAATTCGGCGAAGTCATCCCCTCCTAACCATGTATCCTCGCCCCATCCCTCAGCGTAACAGGGGTTCTGCTTCTCACTATTCGCAGGCATCAGATAGACCCCCGCATCCTTGACTAACCAAACACCCCGCCGCTCTGACGGCCCCTGACCGTAAGGTAACTGGCAGTTATCCTTTAAGGACGTTTTGACAACCGCCCGCAACTCTTTACCGCTAAATGTAAATTTCATGCTTCCACCTCTTCACTGGTTAATCTGAATCCGTAATTACTCTGCCAACTTTCGGCGGCCTCACTCATGCCATCCCACGCGCAGGCCCAGAAATCTGACCCAGGCAAATTGGTTGCGGGTTCGCATGGCGTTCCCTTTGGTATGGTTGCAATCACTCCGTAAGGAAAAGCGTTATAGGTTATATCGTTTTTGGTTTTCATGGTTCACCCCCATAAGTTGAAAAAGTCTGCGGTCACTAATGCAATGAGACAGGCCATCAATAATGTGGCAAATATCATCTCCAATGCAGGCTTTAAGCTAGCCCTAACCTTTTGTTTTAGTTTGTAAATCATGGTATATTCTCCTTTGTGCTTTGGTACTTCGGTTCCGATAGTACAGGGGAGGTGAGGGGTTTCTTGTTGTGGGTTTGCCCTCTGATTTCCTCCCCGCTGCTCTTTAATAATCAAGCCGCTTCCTGTTTGTCCTGCCAGTCATAGACTATCTGCTCGCCCAGAATGTAGGCGTACATGTTGACCACTGACTCAGGCTCTGAGAAGTCTGTAAAGACCTCTCCGAAGTTGTCTAGCTCGTAATCCTTAACAAATTGGATAACGTTAAAGACCTCCTCGCCTAGCCACTTGGTCGCATGATAGCGTCCAATGATGTAATAGTCCGTATTGAAGGCGTGATTGTGCAGGTCATCCCAGTTATCACGAACCCACTCTGAGCCTTGCTCTGAGATAAAGTCGGTAAAGTGTTCTGTCAGTTCTGCTAGTTTGTAGTTCATTCGCTTACCCTCTTTTCGTGTTGTAAATAATGTCTGAATAAAATTCTCTGGCAGTTGGATTAAAGTCTATGTATGCCACGGCTTCTGTATAATCCTCAAATTGCATAGGCAGCACTGGTGACTTGTGGTATCCGTACCTGTGAACCTCGCACAGATAGCCGTTGTCAAATACCAAATGAACTCGCGCCGTGTCTCCGTTGTACCCGTCAGGCCTTGTGGCTGATGCTATATAGGTTGTTCTCATTATTCACTCCCTAAGATTGTTATTGTTGATTCGGCAATGACCCAGTTAATGCCATTGCTTAGGTTGTACTTGTTCATCTTCTTATTAACTAGGTCAATGGTCGCGCCACGCCCAGTTGCTGATACTTTGCGTTTCCCTTCGGGATTGAGGCGTAGCACTACGGAATCCTCGCCATATTCAATGTCATATCGCGCATTTGGAGTGAATCCTGCTTTGAGCATTGAAGGGTGATTCTGTAGCCACGCCCGATTGCATCCCCTATGAATGGTTGCCTGCGTTGAAACTAGGTCAATTACTTGGTTGTTACTTGTCATTGTTTAACCCTCTTAAAATTGGTCTTGGCCGTATTGGAAATAATTGGTTTCTGAAATTGAGTAATAAGCAACCTCAAGCTCTCTGTCGGCTTTATAGTATCTGCCCGCATCATCTGCTTCCTGTCTTGAGGCATATATCTCACAACCCCTTGAGCCGTCTTTATGTGTGATTTCTAGCAGGTATCCGATAGTCATTGTTATTCCCCTGTTGCTCTATTGAATGAGATAGCCGATGCGGTCACTAGGCACAGCCACACCATTACGGCGGCAGCCAAGTTAAGCGGAGCCATTACGAAGAATACTGGAAGGCTCAGGAGCAAAAACCCAAAGCCAAAGAATGCCTGTATTAACTGATGTATCATGGTTTACCCCCTAGCCTTTCGGCTTATCAAATAAAACGTCTACCATTTTGTCGCCGTCAACATAATTCGCCCAGAAGTCTCGCTCTCTGGAATCCCTTGTGGGATATACGCCAATGATGTTTCCCTTCTTATCCTCAATGCAGTATTTGTAACCTGATAAGGCTGAGTCGTAAGTCTTGATAACCCTCATATATAAACCCTCTGTATTGGTTAGTGTGGTGAGATAATACCCCCTATCTAATGAGGTAGTCAAGTACCCCAGATAAAAAAATATACTGTTCTTTTATACAGTAGTTTGGAACCCTGCTATTTCCTTATGGGTTCCTTATAGGGTGCTTATCAATCCCACACACTATGGCATTCTGGCCATGGCCAATTCACCATAAAACTATCCCCAAGCAGTTATCAACACTGTGGATAAGTCTGTGGATAAGTCGGCCAGGGTTCCTGTGGATAACCTGTGGATAAGGCGGGGCTGTGGATAAGTGGCGGGGAGGGGGTCGGCCGCGCTGTAATTATTATAGTAGCCCCCCAATCTTGCAAAAGACCAATTTTCAAAACGTTACCGAACTACCCAAATATCAACGCTTTACAATATTTGGTATTTTTCACCAATTATTAGTAGAATTGACCAATGAATGATATTAATGCACCAAGTGGTATGACTGTCCCTGAAGAACAACCTAAGAAGAGGGGAAGGGGGAGACCTCGTAAGCCTGATAGGTTAATGACTAGACAACAGTGGGAGGATGAATCCAAGAAGGCCAAGGGTAGACCTAAGGGTATGAGGACGGCTATTAAGAAATTAGAAGAACGCCTCCTATCCGCTAATAGAATAGAACACGTCATAGACGCCATAGTTAGAGCTGCCGAAGACCCAGAACATAAAAACCAAGCCGCAGCCTGGAAATTAATTATGGATAGGATGGCTCCTCTAAGTCATTATGATAAAACAAAAGGGAATGAAAAGCCAGTAATCCAGATTAACGTATCCTCTATAGACCGCATAGAATCTGGCGTTCAGGACATTGAGGGCGAAGTAATTGAATAAACTTGCCGACCAACTAGCCAAACATGAAGGGGTTAAACGCTTTGCTTATAAATGCCCCGCTGGTAAATGGACTATAGGAATAGGAAGGAATATAGACGAGGATGGTGGATTAGGACTATCTGATAGTGAAATCTACACTTTATTAACTAATGACATCCGTAGAACCGAAGAAGAGCTAAGTAATTCATTTCGTTTTTTTAACGATTTAGATAGAGTCCGTAAGGATGCAATGATTAACATTTGCTTCAATATTGGACTACCACGTCTCAGGAGCTTCAGAGAAGCCCTCAGAGAGATGGAAGCAAAGAACTATCCCGAGGCTGCGGTAGAGTTTTTAGACTCTCTATGGGCCTCTCAGGTGGGTCAGAGAGCATTAGACGTTACTTACATGATTCAACATGGAGAATATCCAGATGAAGGGCGTTAATCACTATAGAAAAGATGGAACCCTACATAAGGGTGGTACGCATAAAATGCCCAACGGTGAGTTGCATTCGGGCAAGACACATACAAAGTCTAGTGTTAAGCTGTTTCACTACGGTGAGCTAAGTAAGAAAGCTCAAGATAAAGCACGTTCAAATTGGAAATAGGAGACTGATATGCCTGGTTACGGTAAGAGCTATGGTGGTATGGGCCGAACAACTACTAAAAAACGCGCAAAGCAGACCGCTAAACGTGCTGCAAATCCAGCTAAGTCTATGAATCGTCCTCGGAGAGGGTACAGTCCTGCCACTAGCACTAGCAGCAGTTCAAATAAACCAAAAATAGGAAATCGCGGAAAAGGCATAAGTGCACGTAATCCGCCAACTTTGAGGAAACCAACAAAAACTAAAAGTAATCCTAGAAAGCCAGTTAGAAGATAATGGCTCGAAAGTTTGCAAAGGTTCCTAAAACCAAGCGGGGTACGCCTACTAAGTACGTCCGTGGGTCTAAAAATAAAAAGGCTACGGAAGACGAAATAAAGTCTACAGCCCGTAGATACGCCAAAGGAACCCTCACTAAGGCTGAAATGGACGCTATAACCAAGAAGAGGTTAGCAAGTGCCAAAAAAACCAGCAAAAAAAGGAAAAAGTAGCACAGCTACTACCCTTAAAAACATGTCTGCTAAGTACAATGTGCCCGTTAGCATACTCAGGCAGGTCATGAAGCGTGGGCAAGGTGCTTACTTTTCTTCTGGCTCTCGCCCTGGCATGACTCCTACAGCATGGGGTGTAGCAAGGGCTAAGTCATTTGCTTCTGGGTCTGGTGGTGCTAGAAAAGCTGATGCTGACCTTTGGAAGAAGGTAAAAGCTAGTCGTAAATGAACTTAGACATTAACCTATTAACTTGGCAGCAGGAGGTCTGGAACGACCCAACCCGCTTCAAGGTAGTCGCAGCAGGCCGTAGGACAGGGAAATCCCGTCTTGCGGCTTATTTGCTTCTAGTCAACGCATTACAAGCTGACAAAGGCCACGTCTTCTATGTAGCCCCTACTCAAGGTCAGGCTAGAGATATTATGTGGAATCTCCTCCTAGAACTAGGTGGGGATATGGTTGAAGGCTCCCACGTTAACAACTTACAGATTAAGCTAATTAACGGCATTACTATTTCGCTAAAGGGTGCTGACAGACCAGAAACTATGCGGGGTGTTTCCCTAGCCTACCTAGTATTAGACGAATACGCCGACATGAAGCCTGACGTTTGGGAATTGATTTTACGCCCAGCCCTGTCAGACTTGAAAGCTAGTGCTTTGTTCATTGGGACACCGATGGGTAGAAATCATTTCTATGACCTCTACAAACAAGCTGAGTTAGGTAGCGACCCCAACTTCAAAGCATGGCATTACACAAGTTACGACAATAACATTTTAGATAAATCGGAGATTGACCAAGCTAAAATCTCCATGTCTTCCTACGCCTTTAGGCAGGAGTTCATGGCATCCTTTGAGGCTAGGGGTTCTGAAATGTTTAAAGAATCTTGGGTCAAGTTTTCTGAAGAAGAACCTGATGGTGATTACTATATAGCTATTGACTTAGCTGGCTTTGAAGAAGTTGGCAAAAAGAACAAAACCAAAAATCTTGACAACACCGCTATAGCTGTAGTAAAGGTGGGTAGCCAAGGGTGGTGGGTTAAGGATATAATTACGGGTA